CCTGCCACTGCTCAACGGTGGGAACGTCGTAATCCCATTTGTGGTTCATGAAGCTCAGCCCGTACGGTGGATCCGTCACGATGGCGTCAACGGAGTTATCCGGCAGCGTTTTCAGGACCTCCTCGCAACGCCCGACGTGTAGTTGATAGGTCATGCCGCCTCCTGCCTTTCCCGATATTCCTCAGCGAGCCGCTGCGCCTTTAATGGATTGCTGACCACTTCACCCCATGGCATTAGCCAGCCGTTACCAATGAAGGGAAGGCACAGCGTGCCCACCCTGATGTCGTCGTGGGCGTGAGTCATAGGATGGACTCCATTTCGTCGATGTAGAGGCCCTGAGCAATCAGGCGGCGACGGCGTGCGGCACGCGCTATGCATTCCTGCCGTCTGCCTTCCTGCGACTGCTCTATGGCGCGCCGGGTGAACAGGCGCGATTTACCCTGTGGCGTTACAACCTTCGGCTTCGTGACGAGGTCGAAAGTGCGGTCGCAGATGCCGTTCTCGTTGAGCCATTTTTTCGACTCAACGATCTGCGCTATCTGTCCGGAGCCGCGTGTAATACCGTTGGCGACCCGGTTAAACTCGATGAGCGTTACGCCAAACTTCTCGGCTATTTCGCTACCGGTTACCGGGCGCCCGCGCGTCTGAATCATCCAGATAAGGCGCTCACGTAGGCCGGAGAATTGCCCGGTTCGCCCGGGCCGGCGATAGAAGGGGGTGCGTTTCATTCGAGCTCCAGTATGCGGCGCTTAGTGTCCGCAACAAGTTCGAGGAAATCATTTCTGCGTGCGTGAAGCCGGGCTATTTCTGTTTCACATTCAGCAGCTGTAAGGCGATAAACGATGAGCTGCTTACCGTCCGGGAAGTCTGAGCAGTAGCTGATGAAGTCCACCCAATCCCTGCCGGAGCAATCAAGGTGACCGACCAGTTGCCATCTGTATGCCGGATCGAAGGACCCGCGGGTGAGGGTGGAGTAGTGAGTGGCGGCAATGACCGACTTAATCTCAACGAGCCCGTCCTGGCCAACGAGGCCGTCGGGGCTGTCGCCGTAAGTTTCGTGATCAAAGAACCCGCCGTTATCCACATCGACGAAGTTCATCTCTTCGTAGAGCATGCGGGCAATGGGCTCCTGTTCGTGCCCGCGTTCCATGTGTTCGTTTGAGAAGCCGAACTCAGACTTGCATCCCTTAATCTGCTCAAGAGCCAACTGAAGGGCATAACGCTTGGCTGGCTCACCAAACGCCTTTCCATCGTTAGCCATAATCAGTCCGAAGTTTGAAGCGGTGGCCTTACCCAGGCGAAGAGCATCCCACTCTTCACCATTTTGCTCGACGTCGTGCCATATCATGATGAACACTCCTGCTCAAGCTGGCGGCGATGCTCTGGAGAAATGTCCATTCTCGCCAGCACTGCATCAAGGTTGCCGTCGCGTTTGAAAGCTGCTTTAGCGTTATTCCATGCCTGCTTTTTTTCCGGCGAAAGCACCGGTTTCGTGACGCGCGCCGGGCTTAAGCGGAGACCTTCAACCGATTCCTTTCCGAATCGGACATTTTTATCGACGTAAACAGTGACCTTCACGCCTACCCAATCCTCAAGGAAGGGGGATCCGGTGATGCTTTTCAGCATCTTGCTATTGGTTGCATTCAAAATCATCGGCTTAAGCTTTTCGCCAGGGCGCAGCTCGCGCTCTTCAAAATAAGCAGTGTTAAAAACGTCTTTGGATTTTTTTGTTTTGTCGTTTTCTAACGTTGCGCGGGCGATCGTCAGCACCGTTGGCTCAACGATGTCGGCGCTGCTCAGGTAAGGGGAGTCAAAAGCTTTTCGGTAGTGAGTTTTAGATTCAGACATTTCATGCATCCTTAAAACGGGCAGCCGGTTCGGTGTTCCCAGTCGTATTCCGCCTGGGCGTAAGCAACTGCCGAAATGAAATCGTTGTAGGCCTCGCCAGCTTTATCGCTGCGAAGTCCTTCGTATGGGCTGGAGTCAATCGGAACCGTGAAGTGGAAGAGGCCGGACGGCTCTTTTGGCATCATGTCGATGATTTGCTGCGCCCGGTCGTCGATCCACTTTTCCTTCTCGTCGGTGAGCTGCTGTTCAACCCAGCGCCGATCTTCGATGCGGTCGTAAGTTAGGTATGCGTTCATGGCTGAACTCCTGAAATTTGGATGTGCAGATCCCGCCCGCATTTAGCCAGGCCGATCGGTTGAATAGGGTGGTTAGTGCTGGATAGGGTTGCCGTGACCGTCCAGAAGGACATCAATCACGCAGTCACTGAGGCGGATGATTTCTGCATCGGTGTGCAGGTACACCCATTTACGCTCCTGAATCACTGCTGAGACGCGGTAGGTTCTACCTTCGAGCATTGCCATCATTCCTGGCTGAACGCATTGGCGAATGATTGGAGTGGTACCGTAGTGAGATATCATTGCTTCACCTCCACCTGCTGAAGTAAGCCAGCGATGTGCATCTGCCAGCGGTTAAGCGTGAGCCTTTCCCGCGGTGCCGATACGGCAGTCAGCTGCCACTCGTTATCGTTGAGCTTTTTGGCGGTGTACTGCTTGCCGTTGTGGGTGACTGTCATGAGACCTCCCGGGCGCGGAGCATTGCGTCGGAAATGTAATACGCATCTTCGGCTAATTCTTTGTATTGTGGTGATTCCGGGCCACCACCAAACGAATGCCCGTCCCATCTGCGCACAATTGCTGCCATAGCCTTAGCCGCGAAGTAATCACGAAGCGTCATGCCATGGCTATCGACAATCAGGTTTTCTTTTTCACCCTTATGCACTCCAGAGTAAGGGAATGCTGGGCCGCCATTATTCTTCCTCATAAATCCTCTTGGCCTTATCGCGGCGAACGGAACGGTTAATACAAGACTTCAACGCATTTATTCAGTGTTTCAATGGGCGGTGGATGGCCGCCGGTTGTCATAACTAAGCCGCCTCGGTGAAGCGACTAAGGTATGAAAAAAGCCGCTGGTTAGGCGGCCTTGATGGTTATGTCGTCTGAATCGAGTATTCCTGAAACGTCTACATGGGTTATTTTTATGCCCTCGCTGCCGTCCATTGGCGGCCATCCTTCAACCCCTTCACCTTTCGACCAGTCGAACGCACTCACAACGCCGTAAGTGTTGTAGTTTTGACTCAGTGCAATGAGCAGAGCCTCTTTGGCCAGCATGACCAGCACCGCATTCAAAACTGATCCCTGGCGCTCCAGTCGGTAATCGGCGTTCGACCAGAAATTGTTAATCTCATGCAGCTTTTCATCGGTCATTACGTCGTGGTCTATCTCAACCGTTAGCTCCGCCTTCCAGTCATAGTCGACTGTGTATTTTTTAACGTTTCCCATCGTCTTACCCTCTGTAGTTACCCGCTAAAAGGCCGCCTAAGCCCACAAATCATTTCGAAACTTCGTACCCTTGCTCGGAAAGCCATGTAGCCACATCCGATTCACCAATGGCTTCCAGCAGATCGTCCACCTGGTATTCGTTAACAATCTCATCCGCCTTAAAAGCCTCGGAGATTTCCATATCCTCCACCTCTACATCCATGTGGCGATTCCATCCCTCACCCCATGGAGAGATACCGCTGATGTTTTTAATTTTCACTGTTCCGCTAATTGCCATTGCCTCACCTCAATAAGTTGTTATTAACGCGCTGTGACCTGTAGACAGCGGACAATAAAAAACCCGCAGATGCGGGTTTGATTATTTAATAGGGTTCGTAACCACCAGGCCTAGATTCGGCTGACCTACCACCACACGATGTGCCATCGGAGGCTACATCATTCGAGTATTCGCAGTTACCTTTGTATAAGGTTTGCGTTGTGCCAGTGCTGTTTGCACCGG